TATTATAATACTCTTGCTCTTGTTGTTTTACTACAAACTTATATGAATACCAGCCATATGGATTATATGTGCTACTATTTATATCACCATCATATAAGTCACTAGAACTAACTATATTATTTTCAAGAAACCGTATAAACAAAGATCTACCAATAACTTGTTCATTAACACTACTATTCCAAGTATAAGAACTTCCAGAAAAGTCTTGAGTTACATTTTCTTGAAATACAGTATCAGAAGAGGCTATACTAGCAGTATCAGTTGTTGCATCTTCAATAGCACTTTCATCGTTGTTTGTTGATAAAATAACAGGTGATTGTCTACCAAATTTATCAGCAAGTATTATACCTACTTGATATTTTCTTCTTTGTTTTAAAGAGTGGTATTTATTAGTAGAAAAAAGATTTTCATCATTGTTAT